GGTAGCAACTTCAGCTCGGAGGCAATGGGAATCCCGACGGTGACCGAGGCCGGCGCGCTGGCAAACGTCAGATGCCCGCCGGTGACCACCTGCTCAAATGGAATCCCATCGGCCAGCCCACACACGGCAGCCCCCGCGTAATGCCCCGGCATCGTCCAGGGCGAGGCCGTGAGCGTGACGGCACCATCCACGCGGGCGGACACGGTGCCCGCCTCCTGAGTGGCCTGCCAGTCCTGCGGGAAGCGTTCCAGGTGGCTGCCGGTTCCGCGATCCACCACGAAGAAGATTTCGTCTTCTCCGGTGTCGCACGGGAAAATCACCACATCGCGGAAAATGCCCCCGGCGGTGGAGTGCATCGCCCAGGCATTGATTTGCTCGCCCGCGTTGTAGTGGAAGGAAAGCAGAGCGCCCGCCCGCGTGACCATCCACAGGCACGGTTCGCGGGTTTGCTGGAATGCCATGTTGGAAATCCCCGGCGCCGTCAGGTGTTCGGCCAGGCGGGAAAGATCCTGAACGACAAAGTTACCGGTGTCGGGGGATCCGGCCAGCTCGAACAAGCGCGCGCCCTTACGACCCATGAAAAACAACCCGTCCGCCGATTGGATCGGTTGATGCACACTGGATCCCTTTTGCGCATACTGGCGGATTTGCAGGTTTCCCGGAGTGATGGGCAGGTCCTGCGTCTCACTGCCGGCCACCCACTCACCCAGGCCGGTTCCGATGAACAAGCGCCGGGTGGCGGCCAACCAGCGGATTGCCTGTTGGCTGCCGGTGGCCAGCGTCACGTAGATTCCCACATCCGCGTCCGTGCCGGTGTCGAAGTTCATGAGATCATTGATGTGGGAAAACCACAGGCTCACCGGTCGCCCGGTAGTGCCCGCGTAGATCATGCGCGAGGCGCTCAGGCATTGCGCCCGTGGGTAGCCATTGCGCGAGCTGAAGGCGCCCTCGCTCCAGTGGAACGTATTGCCGCTCATCATCGGGGAAACCGCGTGCCCGGTCATCTGGTCCGCGCTGACGTAGTGATCCATCAGCGCATAGCCCGTCACGCCGGGACGCTCGGGGATGAGCACCGCGCGCTGTTCGCCCGTGGCCGGGGTGGTGCCCACCGCGAAGAACTGGAGTTGCAGCCAGCACGGCACATCCTCAATGCCCGCATTGGCCACGTTGCGGTCCCCGGCGGCCTGCACGCTCATGATAACTTCCCAGCTGATCCCCTGATTGTACGAGCGCAGTAGGTTGAACGTGCCGTACCACGTCCCGTAGGTGAACAAATTCCAGCCGCCCTCCACGGCCATCACGGTGCTTTTAACGAAATGGTTCCCGAACACCGCCGCCAGGGTCAGCTGGAAGTCGCTGGAATCACGCTCAGGTGCCATCCGGTAATATTGGCCGGGGCCGTTGCCATCCATCGCGAAGCTTGGAACGAAGGTGGAAATCTCTGACCACGGGCCACCAATGAGCGGGTCGCTTCCAGGTGTTGGAATATGATCGGAGGTGGCCAGAAAGACCCGTCCGCCACGGGATGCACGCTCTCCAGAGTAATAACTTCCCGATAACACATAAACAGGAGGGCTCGGAAGGTCCATTGTTCCAACCACTTCCCACTTTTCCAGCCACCGTTCACCTGTACCGGGATCAAAGGTCGGGGTGCCGTATGAATCGTAACCGGAGATACACTTGTACATGACCCCAGCGTAATTCAGATAATAACCGATACCCCATGACGTGACGATGTGGCTCGGTGCTTCAGTCAAATATGAATAGATCACCCACGATCCGCGCCGGTACGGGTTCAATGGGTCGGGGGAATCTGCCACCAACTCATCAGGATAAGCCGTGTGGGTTTCCAAACAATAATACAGTTCCCCGCCATTCACCGCCTGACCTGCCGAATAAGTCACGTATTTCAGATTCCACGCCACCTCAGACCGTTCATCGGCAAGCATGGTGATGGCGTCCCCGGCCTTGTAATACATCCGCCGCCAGGCCGTTTTCCAATTCGCCCCAACCCCCGGTTGGTTCAATGCGCTGGCGGTGTGAGCGGTCACGCACTGCCATTCACAGTTCGTGAACACCACCGCCCCCGCCGCGTAGCCCGCGCCCAGCGCCCAGGTGGCGGCCACCGGGTTGCTGGCCACGGTGAACGTGCGGGTGGCGTCCAAATTCTCGTCCAGCATCGGAGCGCGCTTGAAGGGCACCCACTCCAACAGCCAAGACGTGTCGCTGGAACTCGTCAGGCGCAGCGGGTGGAACCGAGGATGGCTCAGAAACGCCACGTCGTTGAGTTGGACGAGCTGGAGCGCGCGCAAGGAATCCTCCCAGGAGAACGCCCCCCATACCAGATCCGGCAGAAACGCCAGGGTTGCCGCCACCGTGCCCGCCTTGCGGTAGATCGTCAGCACGCCGGGAGTGAAGTGCAGCACGTACTGGCGGCCGTCGCTCGAAGTGAACGGGAACGCGCGTGAGTTCAGCCCGGCGTCAAGCGTCTTGACCAGCCAGCGGGTTCCTGGCCGCTTGCTGAAGGCCCCGAATGGCAGCGGCAGGAAGTTGCGCATGCGCTCCGCGCCGCTCGCATTCTTGGCAAAGTCCGTCCGGTAAATCAGGTATTCGGACAACTCGCCGCCATTGAAGGAAACTTTCGATTGGTGCAGGGCCATGGAAGGATTTCAAATTTCAGATTTCAAATTTCAGATCGTGGGAATTTGCGGAACGATCCAGCGGCCGCGCCGGCGCATCCTCACCAGCTGGCTTTGGGAGACGAGAGCGGCCACGCCGAAGTTTTCCCCGCTGGACGTTTCGCAGGCGTCGGCCGTTTGGGCGTGTGGCAGGGCCAGCCCCTCGAACTCGGTGTTGCACTCACCGGCCAGCGCCGGGTTCTTGGTCACATCCCCGGCGATGCGCGCCGCCAACTTCAGCGAGATAGCCTCAACGAACAACGAATCCCATTCACCCACCGCCACCGCGTTGGAAACATAGACCAGTTCTAAAACCTCATGTTCACCAGTCAGGATCATGCGCCCGCGCCGGGCAAAGTTCAGGATTGGATTGACCGGATCCCCCGAGGATAGCCGGATGATGCGCTCACAGTCGGCCGGCAACTGCCACGCCGCCGCGTATTCCGAGAGCGGAGCGGTGGCCGCCCGGCTCAGCCTGGCGCTGGTGGTGGCAAAATCCCATTGGTGGCGCCGAAGCAGCCCGCTCATCACCGTGGCGTATTGCAGCCTGCACGCGCGCCCCTCAATGCTGGCGTCATCCTCATAGCTGGAGATTCGGCGCGCACCCAACCGGGCGAGTGCCAGGTTGCAAACTTCGGTGATGGTCGTGATCATGATCGTTTTTTTAACAAAAAGGACCGCGCTTGAGCCATAACCCAAACGCGGCCCCAGGTTCTGAATCCCACGAAACAGAGTGTTAGCCCTTGATGCGGTAGGCGATGACCACCACCACTTTCACCGCGGCCGTCACCGTGCCCGCCGCCGTGGCGGTGGCATAGATCCGGGTCACGGCTGCGGGTTGGTAGGGAGTGGCCACAGCTGCAGGCATGGTGCCCGAGGCAAACCCGAAGGTGCCACCGGCAGCCACGTTGATCGTGTCCGCGTAGCGGTTCGGGTCGCCCGCATCGCCCACGTCCAGGGTCAGCGTGGTTCCCGGATCCGCGCAGGTGATGGAACTCAGCTGCGGGACGATGACCGCTTGCGCGGGCAGGTCGAAGAGCTGGAACACATCGTTTGCGGCGGTGGACGCACTGAGCGTGATGATAGCAGTTGCCAGCAAGGGCAGTCCGCCCAGGCGGTCGCCAGCAATCATCTTGTCAGCATAGGAGACGCCGGTTTGTGCGGCGATCAGGTCGGAATTGAAACTAGCCATGGTCGTAATGATCTATTGATTAGGGTGTTGGATTGGTTCAGCTGACCTTGCAGGCGATCTTGACCACCTTCTTGTCTTCCGAGCGGCACGCGTTGAATGCGTAGTCGCTGTAAAACTGGGTGGCGTATTTCAGATCGGGACGTTCGGACACGCGGGTGGTGATTTCCTTCCAGATATCCAGGTGGATGGCATCCGAGGTCCAGATGCCGGCATACTGAATGGTGGCGTCGGTGGCGTCGGTGACAATCTGGGTGGAACGAATCCAGTTGATGCCGGCGAACGAGGCAATGTTGCCATTGGCGTCGAGCGTGGGCGGCATGAAGTCCTTGCTGAACAGGCGGTTGGCCAGCGCAGTGTTGTTGCCATTGGCGGCGAACAACAGGGACTCTTCCATTTGCGGGGTCATGACTCCCCACAGGGTGATTCCGGTGGCCATGGCGTCGTCACCATAGGCTTCGTTGTCGCGCAGGATGCGCTTGCCGCGAAGGATCTTGTCCACCGTGATCAGCGAGTTTGCCGCGGTGCCGCTGGAAACGAAATCCACGGCGATGATGTTAGCCGCTGGAATCTCGGTGGCGGTCACGCCGTCCTTGCCCTTGTAGTTGGTCAGGAACGCCCCGGCCAGGAACTGCTTGTCCATCCGACGGCCGTAGGCGGCGCGGTGGGCCTCGATGTGCGTGCCACCCGGAAGGATGGTGGGTGCCAGAAGGATTTCATCAAAGGGAATGTCCACGGTGGCCGCGTCGAAGCGTTCGGGACGGTTCCAGCGTTTCTCCGTGTCGAGTTCCTGAAGCACGGTGTGCGCCAGGCGCTGGCCGGTGGTCACGTTGTCCGTGATGGGCAGCGTCAGGTTGTGAGTCTTGGCCTCACCGGTGCAACCGGTGTCGATGATGCACGCCTTGCGAAAGCGCGATTGAGTTTGCTGGACGGCGGCATTGAAGTTCTTGCCGTATTGGATGGTGAAATGATCAGGAATCATGGTGTTGGTCTTTCGGAATTGGAGTTGATGAGCTTCCGGTTCCGATAGTCCGCTTGTGCGGGTCATCCCCTACGCTTGTCGCCGCGCTGGCGGTTTCCTGATTTGCGGGATCCTCGCGGATCGTCCCCCTTCCGGTCACGGTTCGGAGATTGCGCGCCTCATCCATTTCCAGCTATTGAACAAATGGCCAACAATGGCCCGGACACGAAACAGGCCGGATGAGTTTCCCCACCCGGCCTGAACCACAACAAGAAATCCCTATTGCTTGGCAGACCCCAGCAGGCGCTTCACTTCGTTGTAAGCGTTCACCTGGTCCTCTGAGTTGCCACTGCGATACTTCGCGCCCCAGATCGGATCCGTCCCGTCCATGATCGCGTCAGCGCGTTGCTGGGCACTGCGCAAATCTCCCAGCCCGGCCGGCGTGCCGATGGAATCTTCCTTGGTGAGCTTGGAGACTTCCAGCATGACCCGAGCGAATGCCGGGTTGTCGAGCATCGCCGCAAGCTCCGGGGACGCCGGATCAATCCCGGCCTGAGCGGCCAGCGTGCCCGAGAGATGGCGCACCGTGGATTTGTTCGCCTCGAAGTTCCCGCGCCATTCCGCCACCAGCGCGTCTTGTGAGGCTTTCTGTTGCGCCTTGGCCGCATCCTCGAACTTCAATTGCTCTTCCTGTTGGATCGCCTGATATTCCGCCACCACCGCTTGGAATGCGGGCGCGCTCATGTGGCTGGCGTGGGCCACTTTTGAAACCCGGTCCATCACGCTCTTGTCCAGATCGC